GGCTATATACTCGGCGACAAACGCGAGAGCATGGGCGAGCGTTACACGATATTCTACGACCGTAGCACCGACCGCAGCGCCCTCTTTGAGCGCAACCTGGAGGCTGACGGCTTCACCGTGAAGGCTCTGCCCGAGCCCAAGAAGATACGCCGACATGACGCGGCTATGACCCAACAAGCGGCTTTTGGCCTATAATAGTGAAATGAACAAGGCCGAAATCATCGCGGAAATTGCACGGCGCGGAGTGGTCGAGAGGCTCGTCCGCAACATAACTAACCGCACCGACTCCACGATGAAGGACCTCTCGCAGATAGTCTACGAAGCCTTGCTCAAGACTGACGAAGAACGTATAACCGAGATATGGGAACAAGGCGAGACGAGCGTGAACTGCTATTGCTGCGCTATCATACGCAACCAATACTTTTCAGACTCCTCGCAGTTCTACTACGACTTTAGGAAACCAATGCTTTATGAGGAAGTCAAAGGTACTCGACATAACGGAGACGACGGAGGACGCGAGGACGATCTTCCAGCGAGCACGGACGGAGTATAACTTCAGCTTCGACGTGTTCACCCAGGACGACGACCGTATGATACGTTTAAAGCGTATTATCGCGACCAAGCTCGACCAGGCAGACGTTAACACCCTCATACTCTACGCCGAGGTGAGAAGCACCCGTAAAACGGCCGAAATGCTGGGCGTGAGCCGTAACACCTTCAAGCAGAATTTAAACCGAATACGAAAAATAATTAACGATGCGTTGCTTAATTGACATACTACTCCTGGCGGCGATAATAGTCTTTGTCGTCGACCTCTCCGGCTTCACGCAGACGTGGAAGGGCTGGCTCTCGAAGTGGCTCGGCGTTCAGATCGGCAGCGTCCCGCCGTTCGACTGCTCGCTGTGCCTCACCTTTTGGGCCGGACTCATTTACCTACTCGCTACGGGTAACTTCACTATCCCGGCCCTTGCTTTCCTCTGCACGGTAGCTTACTGCACCACGCTAATAGCCGAGGTACTCACCGTACTACGCGAGCTTGTCTCTGCCCTGGTGCGTTACTTATGGAAACTTATCGACAAACTCAAATAATTACAACTATGGAGAAATTCACAAACGACGAGATCAAGTTCCTCGAGCAGTTCGAGGACAACTTCACCCGCGCTCTTGACGCGGACTATGTACGCGGCGCTGCGCTGTCAGACCTCGAGCAAATGAGGACAATTTGGGAGCGCGTGATCGGCAAGGAATACTACCTCAATACGAGCTGCGGTAACTGCGTCCTCGCCTTCTTTAAGCAGATCGGCGGCGAGCTCCGCAAGCAGAAGGCCGAGGCAGCACCCAAGAAGCCCACAACCAAGAAGAAGTAACAATGCTCTACGACCTTGCAAGCGACCTCGACCGGCAGCGGGCGACCAAGCGCTGGGAGTATCTTCTCCGGCGTAACGCCGTCGTCGACCTTACCGAGCACGTCCAGCGTACCAACTCGCAGAACGCCTACCTCCACGTCCTCCTGGGACTGCTGGCTATAGAGTTCGGCGAGCGTATAGACTACGTCAAGCAGAACTACTACAAGGAGCTGGTAAACCCCGCGCTCTTTGTCGTGCGTAAGGACGACCGCTTCCTCGGTGAGCGTGTAGAGCTGCGCTCCAGCCGTGACCTCACAAAAGAGGAAATGGCCGAGAGTATTGACCGCCTCAAGGTGTGGGCCGCAGAGCAAGGGATATTTCTACCGAGTGCAGACGAGAAGGAGCTCCTCGCCCGCATCGAGGCGGAAATGAGACGAAACGCGAAGTACTTGTAACATATTAACCCGGTTTGTTAATAATCATGTTAACAACTCCTCTGCCGACGACCGGCGTGAGCCGCTCCGAGGCAAACGGGCGGGACGGAGTGAAACCCTACCCGCTCACCAAACCCAAAACGTGAAACTATGAATAGAGTTGAAATAGCAAAACGTATGTTTGAGGCTATGGATAAGGAAGCCCAAGCAAGGAAAAGAGGGAGGCCCTACGCTATGACGGCGAAGCAGTTCCGCGAGCGTTTTACGGAGTACGTTGAGGGTCATACCCGTACCTTCGTAACAAAGGACGGCGACAAGGTGGAAATACCTGCACCGCTGACCGAGGGCGGCTTCTGCGTGTTCTGCGGGCAGTCCGACCGCTGGCTCGACACGCTCGAGCGACAACTGACAGCAAAGGAGACGAGAACGCAAGAGGAGGAAGATTTAATTCGGTCAGTAACACGCGCGAGGTCGTTTTTCCGTAATGACCTCGCGGAAGGCGCTGTTGCCGGTGCATACCAGCAGAACATTGTAGCCCGTATCCTGGGCTTGACTGACAAGCAGCAAGTAACCGAGACCGTGCGGCAGATAGTCGTCGAGAGCCAGGAGGACAAGAAGGATATAGAGGACTTGCGTAACTCGGATATTTGACAATGAAGCATACAAAGGTCTTTGTCATGACAAAAGAGGCGGCGCTGCAAAAGCCCCGCTATATCGTCAGCGTGGGCGGGACACGCTCCGGCAAGACCTTCGCTATCCTTCAGTTACTCACCTATCTCGTCGAGAACGACAAGCCCGGCGAGATCACGAGCGTAGTATCAGAAACGCTGCCGCATTTGAAGAAGGGTGCGATACGCGACTTTGAGGCGATAATCGGCACTACGCTAAAAGACGATCCTAATTGGAACGAGACCGAGCACGTCTATACGTTCCCAAAGGGTGGCAAGCTGGAGTTCTTTTCCGTCGATGCACCGAGCCGAGTGCAAGGCCCAGCGCGTAAGCGTCTATTTGTGAACGAGGCGATACATATATCGTACGACACGTTTAGACAGCTCGCGGTCCGTACAAAGGGTATGATTTTTATTGACTTTAACCCCGAGTGCGTGAGCTGGATTGACGAGAAGATAATGCCGCGCAAAAACTGCATAACCTTCCGCACCACTTACAAGGACAACGTAGACCGTAACACGGGCGAGTCGTTACTTACTCCGGCGCAAATAGACGAGATTGAGGCAAACAAAGACGATCAGAATTGGTGGCGCGTGTACGGCCTCGGACTCACCGGCCAGCTTGAGGGTCTTATCTTCCCCGACTTCGAGCAGATAGACGAGCTGCCCGCCGAGGGCGTGGAGACCTTCGGCCAGGACTACGGCTTTACCAACGACCCCTCGACCATGATACACACGAATATAGACACCAAACGCAAGGCGCTCTACTTCGACGAGCTCTACTACCGTAAGGGTATGCTTAACGCTGACATGGCCGCCGAAATGGAAAGCGCCGGAGTTCCCAAGCGTGGCGCTCCGATCTTCGGCGACTGCGCCGAGCCCAAGACGATAGCGGAGCTTTGCACCTACGGCTACAACGTCAAGCCGTGCTATAAGGCAACACGCAAGGCCGAGCAGCTTCAGCAAATGAAGGGCTGGAAGATGTACATAACGAAACGCTCCCTCAACCTTATACGCGAAATGCGCGGCTACACCTGGCAGAAGGATAAGGACGGCAAGCAGCTCAACGAGCCGATAGCAACCAACGACCACGCTATCGACGCCGCCCGCTACTCCGTGACGTCATGGCTGTACGAGTACCAGGGCAAGGGACAATACTGCTTCAGATAACAAAACTTTACGACGATGATAGACAACTACGAAAGTATGCCTTTTCAGACGTTTAAGCGTCTGCTTAAGGCTTGCGAGGAGGCAACGGACGACACACAGCGCACGGTCAGCGTACTCGCTATACTCACCGGCAAGACCGAGGACGAGATACTGAACTTACCGATAGCAGAGTACGGACGGCTCGCGCAGATTGCGCGGTTTATCGGCGAGGAGCCGCATAACGTACCCGTCCGCGCGGACTACACTATCGGCGAGTTCACCCTGGAGCCCACGCTCAAGTTAAAGAACATGACCGCCGGGCAGTTTATCGACTTCCAGGAGTACGTCAAGGACGAGGACAAAGACTTTGAGCTGCTCTCGTGTCTGCTCATACCCAAAGGGTGCAAATACTGCGAGGGTTATGACGTGGAGGACGTGCAGAACGCGCTACGAGAGCACCTTCTCACCCGTGACGCTCTCGCCCTCAAGAGTTTTTTTGTAGTCTCGTCAGTCGCGTCACTTCCAACTATGCTAACCTCTTCGGAGGAGGTACGGAAGATACTGACGAGGAAGCAGAGGCGCGAAATGAGGAAGGCGGCGAGGGTAATGCGTTCGCTCAAAAGTGGGGCTGGCTCGCTGTCGTCGATGCAGTTTCAGAGACTTATCGCTGCTCTTGGGAGGCCGCTACCCGTATGAGCGTCTTTGAGTTTCTGAACGTCTATTGCTACCGTAACGATAAAATGGCCGAGAAGGAGAGGCAAGAGCAACTATGGAGGAAAACACACTAAACGAGTTTCCAAAGGTCGCCGAGGTGCTGGAGCGCTACGGCAAGGAGTTTATCGAGCTATATAAACTTAACCTCGTGCAGTCGGGCCGTCCCGCATCGGGTAAGCTCGCCGAGTCTTTGAGCTACCACGTCAACCTGGGGACGAACGTGTACGCGGTCGACATATCACTCCTGGAGTATTGGAAGTATATCGAGAACGGGACGCGCCCACACTTCCCGCCCGTGTCCGCTATCCGCGATTGGATCAGAGTCAAGCCGGTCATACCGCGACCCTTTGAAAACGGCAAGCTCCCCACGGAGTCGCAGCTCGCCTTTTTGATTGCCCGCAAGATTTCCCGCGTCGGTACGGAAGGTATAAACGACTTCCAGCGGGCAAACGACGAGGTATTTGCCCGTATGGAAATGAGTCTCGCCGAGGCGGTGACGGAGGACTTGCAGCGCCAGGTATCGGTTATCTTCAAGGACTTTAACACCAGGTAAGACCCGCTTTTCGTGTGTCTCCTATATTGGGTAAAATACTCATTTATGGCAACCCCAATTTGGAAAGACGTTGACGTCGCGCTCGGTACGGGCGACAGCGCAGACTTTATAATCTATGACAAGGCCGATAACACCGGCAACATAATCTACCAGGGCAAGAGCTTCAAACGCCCCGGTCAGACTTACTGCTCGGCGAAGGTGAACGACATACTCGCCGACTACCTCAAGCAGCAGCTCGTCGCCGACGTGGTGAACATACGGCAGCCGTTCAGCGTCTACGTCGGAACCTCCCGTAAGCTGCAAGGCGAGTTTTTCCTCTGCTGGGACTATGAGACCGCCAGCGACGACCTTGATGGCTTCCCCAACCGCCCTATTACGGGACGTATCCAGGTCGGCACACCGATACCGATAACCAAGTACGCCAACTACTCCCAGGAGGTGCTGGCGTCATACTCCCCCTACGCAACCGGCGCCCGTATTTCAATAGGCACAACCGCAGAGGTGCGTAACTTCTTGCATACTTGCCAAAGCGGGTATAATAGCGTCGCGCTGTTTCCGCGTTACTCGCTGACCGATCACACCGAGCTCGGCTTCAGCCTCACGATCATACCCAAGTGCCACCGCTGGCAACTCTACTATCAGAACTTGCTCGGCGGTATCGACTGCCTCGTCATTGAGGGTAAGACCGTACAGCGTGACAAGTTCGGCCGTGTAGTTATCAGCAAGGCGTACAACAACGCGAATATAACACCGATACACCGCGCCGGTAAAGAGGTTGTATCTACCGACGTGACAAGGACGTGGGAGTTGCACACGGGCTGGCTCACGGACGCAGAGGCGGGCCGTATGGGTCACTTGCTGGGCAGCCCCCTCGTTTACCTCTACGACTGCGTGAGCGGTGTCTACTACCCCGTCATAATCAAGACTGACGAGTACCAGCAGAAGGTCACCCGCTACGACGGCATGATACAATACACTATAAACGTCGAACTTGCTGAAACGATGAAACGATGAGACGCAAGATTGAACTATACATAAACGGCTCGCTTGCGGATATTGCCACCGACGCCCTCGTACTCATGAACTACAAGCAGACGGACGCCACCGCGCCCGCTGCCGTGTTCAACTCCTGGAGTCAGTCGGTCGTACTGCCGCGTACGTCAAGAAACAACGCTATCTTCGACCATATCTTCCGCGCCGATCATGTGACGGCCTCGGGTAAGTTCAACGCGCTCACCCGCACCCCGTTCATTATCTACGACGAGCAAGGCGAGATACTCGAAAGCGGCTACCTCAAGCTGACCGACTTCGACGACCGTCAGTATAACGCCACCCTTTACGGCGGCCTCGGCGGTTTCCTTTTCGGACTCATGTATAACAGCGACGGAAGCAAGCGCAGCCTTGCCGACCTGGTCTATACACCCGGAGGCGACGAGCACGAGTTCGACTTCAAGATAACACGCGACGCAGTACGCGAGGCGTGGCGTCACCTCAACGGCCTCGAGGTACATAACGTACCCTGGCATTATATCAACTTCGCTCCGTGTTACAACGGCATACCTGGTAATGGCTTTAACAGCAAGAGGGCATTTTGTCCCGTTGCGGGTATCTATGGCGTGACGGGTAGCGACAGCGGTTATACCTCACGGCGTGGTCACGTCATGGTCGACCTTGAGAACAACGTCGACGAGTGGGCTGCCAATGACTTGCGCTCATACCAGCAGCGGCCGGTACTACGTTTCCGCCGTGTGATTGACGCGATTTGTAACAGCGTTAACAACGGCGGTTACACCGTCAACCTTGACGCCGATTTCTTCAAGGGTACTAACCCCTATTACGAGCAGTTATGGCTCACCCTTCCGAAGATAGACGGCATACAACTCCCTACCGAGAGCGGCAGCGGAACGGACGTTGTTACGTCACCCGACGCGGGAGCGCAGCCGTCGTACACGGAGACGTCAATATATGACAAGGCTCTTTCCGGCGATTGGATAAACAAAGGCGGCAACGCGAAGCACACCGTAAGCGTAACTTTCAAGCCCACGATCAATATGTCGGACTTGAACTATAACCGCCTCACGTCCTGGGAAAGACCCGACACGCCGAGCGGCCGTATCTATTGGAGGCTGGTCGCCATGTATCAGCTTATCGCATACGACGGCGACGGCAATATCATCGGAGGCTCAAAGGTAGCCGCTGCGTCGTGTACGACCAAATGCTCCGACGGTGCTACGCCTATGGAGTCAACCATAACACCGGCTAACTTCGTGAGCAAGTATAACAACGCGCTCTCTACGCATTGGAATACCTTTACCCCGGCATGGACTCCCGAGGACGGCGACACCTACGAGGCCGCTATGGTAAACGGCGCATACTTCGCCAACCCGCAAGGCTCGACGAGTTTCAAGACTATGCGAGACTCCGGCGGCGACGAGCTGACCGTCACCCTCCAGGTGAAAGACGTCGCCGGTATGGCTGCGCTTAAGCTCCGCACGACATACCTCGCCGTGAGAAGTAACGGAGGCGTGGGCACACCCTACTACCAGGTTGACGCGGTGCAAGTGCCCGTCTACTCAAGCGTGAGCAACGGCGCGTATATCGACTTCGTGGCTTTCGTGAGCGGTAATATATCATACTCGTATCAGATAAGCGGCACGGCCCGCTCGGGTGCTCAAATGACGAAGGCGCTCTTGCTGGGCGGTACGCAGACCCCCGCCGATTACTTGCTCTCATACCTCAAAATGTTCGGCTTGTATATGACCTACAACCCCGCGACGAAGGCGGTCGGTATCATGACAAGGGCGAGCTTCTACAACGGCGGCAGCGTCGACCTTACGGAGCGTATCGACGTTACCACACGCAAGAGCCAGCCGTTTGCGCTGACCTCACGCTGGTACGAGTGGGCCGCACCCGTAAGCGGACGTTTCGCCGACTATTACCGCGACGTATACAACCGCGAGTATGGCATGGCCCGCGTTAATACCGGCTTCGAGTTTGACGCCTCTCATAACGACGTGCTCAAGGACTGCCTATTCAAAGGCGCGGCCGAGGTCTTACACCGTAACAAGTACTTCGTCCGTGTGACGCAGAACGGCAAGGCCGTACCGTCCCCGTTCCTCGACGGCGGTAAGTACACCCTTTGGAACGGAGCGGGCGAAGCCAAGCAGCTCGACGTCATTTGCCCCGACGACAGCGCAACGGTCGAGTATGTCAACCAGCTCTTTTACGGCTATGACTACCGACTGCTCCCCAAACCCGAGTTTTGCGACAAGGACGGCAAGGCGCTAGAAGGCTCGGACGTGCTGCTGCTCTTTGACTCCAGCAACGGCACGGGCTACTACTCGCGTATGACCTTAACTGACGATAACGGACTCATGACCCTTTACAACGAAGGAGCGCCGTGTTACCTTCTTGGCCAATGGACTATCGCGGCAAACAAGAAGTATACGATAAACGACGACGCCGACACAAGCGTTAAACTCTATATGCCGCGTTTTCGCCGTTTCTTGACCGGCGGCTCTGCACCTATGACCGCGACCCACGCCCTGGATATGGCCGTAGCGTCAGAGATAGACCAGCCGCAGATAACCGTACCCGCCGACAAGGCGATCTACCCGCGTATGTGGGCCTCGTATATCACCGACAAAATGGACGTCGACACAAAGGTTGTAACGTGTAAGGTAGACCTCCGCGGCCTCCAGGTCGGACAAGACTTGCTCCGTAAGTTCTATTACTTCGACGGCTGCGTGTGGGTTCTCAATCAGATAAAGAACTATGTCGTCGGCGGTGACGATCTGACCGAGTGCGAGTTTATCAAAGTGAAAGACAAAACGAACTATACAAACGGACAAACATATTAAGCTATGGCCGATAACACAATGACTATACAGCGTATCATTGAGATACGCGCCGAGCGGTCCACCGATACCGTCAAGGACCTCAAGCAAGAGATAAGCGACTTGAAGGACGCGCTGCTCAACGTCGAGGAGGGGACGAAGGACTACGACAAGGGCGTAAAACTTCTCCAAGAGGACCAACGCCGACTCAACGAGGTCAACGCTCTCACGAAGAAGGAGAACGTCGCCTTGACCGGCTCGTACTACGACCTCAACGCCCAGCTCGTCCAGGCCCGTAAGGATTGGAAAAACTTAACCGCAGCCCAGCGCGAAGACGCGGAGGTGGGCGGAGCTCTCATTCAGAAGATACATATCCTTGACCGCCAGCTCAAGGATATGGACGCCTCAATAGGTCAGTATCAGCGTAACGTGGGCGACTACCGCGGGGCGCTGACCGATTGGGGCGACAGCTTGAGCAAGCTGCCGGGCGGCATGGGTGCCGTGGTGGGCGGTTTAAAGAACACGGGCTCCGCTATGAAGCTCGTGTCCTCTAACCCTTTAATGGCTATTATCGGCATACTCGCCCCAATGCTCCAGGGTATCGCAAAAGCCGTCAAGGAGAACGAGGGCGCTATGAACGCGATACGCGCCTCCTTGAAATTGTTAGAGCCTATCGGCAACGCGATAAGCAGCATATTTGAAACTATCGGCGAGAAGGTTAGCGACGTCGTTAAGTGGCTCGGTAATCTTCTGAAATCAAATACCGACACCTTCGGCAAAATGACCTCGACGCTGGCCGGTTTCGGTAACGCACTCCTTCAGTACATACTCACACCTATACGCACCGTAATAGCCGCAGTCAAGGGACTCGGTAAGATTTTGGGCGACGTGTTCAAGGGTGAGTGGGGCAGCATAAAGGAGGACGCCAAAGCCGCCGGTAGCGAGATCGCCGACGCCTGGAAAAAAGGCTTCTCGTTTAAGGAGAACTTCAACGTAGGCAAAGAGGCGGGCGAGCAGTTCGTCGAGGGTCTGAAAACCGCCAAGCCGAAAGTAAAGGAGGAGGCGAAAAAGACAAAGGAGGAGTGGCTCTCCGAGCTGGAGTACCGCAAGTATATACTAAAGCAGCAGATCGCGCTCGAAAAAGAGAATAGCGAGGAAATGGTCGCCTTAAAGCAAGCGCTCCGCGAGGCCGAGTTCGAGGAGGAGAAGCAACGACTCGAAAAGACCATAAAGGACGAGGAGGAGCGAAACGCCGCGATAAAGTTAGCCGAGCAAGTCAAAAGCCAGGACCTCTTTAACATAGCCCAGGACGCCTACGTCGCACGGCTTGACGCCGAGCAGAAGTACCAGGACGAAATGGCCAAGAAACGCGAGGAACAGCGCAAGGCCGAGGAGAAGGCCGAGCAAGACCGACTCAAGGCCGAACAAGCCGCTTGGGAAAAACTGCATAACGCAAAGGTGGCCACCGTAAAAAACGCCTTCTCGACTATGCTGTCCTTGTATGAGGCGTTCGGAGACGAGTCCGCAAAGGAGTCCGAAGGCTACAAGGCTATCGCGTCCGCGCAAGCCGTCGTCCAGGCTCTGCTGTCTGCAAACGAGGCATACGCTGCTATGGCGTCAATACCTTACGTCGGCCCGGCCCTCGGTGCAGTCGCCGCAGCCGCAGCTCTCGCCCAGGGTATGGCACAAGTACGCGCTATCAACTCGACCAATATGAAGGGAACGTCAACGCCCACAACCTCCACTATAACCACACCCACCGCATCGGTAAGCGCTCCGGCTGTTATCCAGCAAGTGGAGTCTACCCGCACCCTCACGGGTGTCGAGGAGGAGCAGCGCATGAACAACGCGCAGCGCGTCTACCTGGTTTATGACGACGTGCAGCAAGCGGGCAAGAAGGTGAGCGTAGAGCAGAGCGAGTCCACCTTCTGACGCATTATTGACCCTCTCACGGTGTTACTCCTATATTCGGGTAAAACGTAACGCCTAAATGTCACAAACAACCATAAAAGGCCGCCCCGTGTTCGTCGCCGGTATGGAGACGGACGCTTGCGGTATGCTTAAAGTCTCACTCGTAGACTTTCCGGCCGTGGAAAAGAACTTCCTCGCTTTTGACAAGCAAGCGAAAGTCGAGCTTTACAGCGTCCAGGACGAGGACAAGCAGATAGTACGCGGCGTACTCATGCGGGCAAATTATCCAATTTTCCGCAAAGACAAGGAGCTGGGTGAGTACTTCATAATCTACAAGCCGGAGACGATCCGCGAAATGGCCGAGCAGTACCTCAAAGAGGGCCGCTCGTCAAATGTAAACCTCATGCACGAGGCCGGCAGCGACGTCGAGGGCGTGGATATGGTACAGCTCTTTATAAAGGACAGCGCCGCCGGTGTGAGCCCCGCTGGTTTCGAGGAGATCGAGGACGGCTCGCTCTTTGCCGAGTTTCACGTCAATAACTCCGACGTGTGGACCTCAATCAAAGAAGGCACATATAAGGGCTTTTCAATCGAGACTCTGAACTCAATCGAGGAGGAGTCTGCGGTTATCAGTACCGAGAAGATACAAGACGTTATCGATTGGCTAAACTCATTTTCAAGTAACAATATGGACGTAAAAAAGACAATTAAAGCCAAGCTCGCCGCTATGCTCGGCAAGTTTGGAAACGTCACCACCGACAAGGCCACCTTGTCATGGGACGGTGACGGAGAACTCGAGGCCGGTATGGAGGTCTATATCCTCGACGCCGACGGCAATCGTACCAAGCCCGAGGACGGAGACTATACCACCGAGGACGGCAAGGTTATCGCCGTAGCTGACGGTATCGTCGCCGAGATAAGAGACAAAGAGGCAGAGGTAGCACCCGAGGGCGAGGAGAACGACATGAAGGCCGAACACATGGCCCGCGTCGCCAAGTTCGAGGAGACCTACGAGGACAAAGAGCGCCGTATGGCAGACGCTATCGCCGCAAAGCTCAGCGAGGGCGTGGGCTTCTATCTTTACGAGGCCGGTGACGACTTCGCCGTTATCTGCTATTGGAGCGAGGAGGACTATATCGACCACTATCGCCGCTACGCGATCAGCTGGGACGAGGAGGGCAACGCTATCGTAGGCGAGGCCACCGAGGGACATATAGGCTTTATACCCGACGATGCAGAGCCCGCAGTTCGTGAGGAGGAGGACGACACAATGACCGAGGCTATGAGCGCAGTCCTGGACGAGATTAAGAGCCTCAAGGCAGAGCTCGCAGCACTCAAGGGACAGCCCGCCGCCAAGCCCGCACACGAGGAGTTTAAGAGCGAGGGCAGCCTCAACGCCAACGTACCCGACAAGCGCTTCGAGAAGTTCGCAAAGAGATTTTCAAAGTAAATAACAACCCAAAAAAAGTAAAAGACTATGGCATTTGTAGTAAGTGGACTCTCCGATTATGTTCAGAACAATCGCGAGATAATTTTAAAGGACATTGTCCTCGGTGCTGACTCTATCAGCCGCATGACTATCCAGCCCGGTATAAAGAAGGACGCCGAGCTGAATTTCCTACTCGTTGAGCCCGCGCTCCAGGACGGCAGCAGCTGCGGTTGGGACGCAAGCGGTAACGCAACCTTCACCAAGCGCACAATCAACACCGGCGCTATTAAGGTGAATATGGCCTTCTGCAAGAAAACCTTGCTCGGCAAGTGGACCGAATACGTTGTACGCTTCGGCGCTAACAACGAGGAGTTCCCCTTCGAGCAGTATATCATCGACGAGGTGGTTAAGGGTATCAAGGTGCAAATGGAGAAGAACGTATGGCAGTCAGACACCGCCAGCAGCGGTCTCTTTGACGGTCTGCTGAAGATCATCAACGCCGCCACCGGCACTATCAAGGAGACAATCACCTCCGGCAAGAGTGCATACGAGGCTATCTACCAGGTTTACATGGCTATCCCCGAGGAGATACTCGACAAGGAGGACTTGGCTATCAACGTAAGCCCCAAGATTTTCCGCGCCTTCTGCAAGGAGTTGACCGATATGAATATGTACCACTACACCGCCGACGGCAGCAAGACCGAGGTAGTTCTCCCCGGCACCGGCTGCAAGGTTAAAATGGTCAAGGGTCTCGCCGACAGCGTCGGTACTAACTACCGTAAGATCGTCGCAACCTACGACCGC